ATTTCTCGTACCACCGATCGCTTGGTGTCGTTGATCTTGATTCGCTTGGCGATTCGGTCGATCGAGGCGTCCCCAAAGTCGCGAAGCTCGCTACTGATGCGCAGGCCACCCCAGCGAGAGAGCACAATCACAAGCCGCATTTCAGGATCTTCGCATGCATCGAGAATGCGGCCAACTATCTCGGCAGACACAAACTGCTTTTCGCGAACGGCAACGGTCGTTCTAAGTCGCTTCGCCGGATTGGCAATAATCCACCGGTTGTCTTCGCACCAATGGAAAAACGCTTTCCAATCCTTGGCAATCTTTCCCCGCGTCGATGTAGATTGCTCGAGCGAATCGTAGACGCTTGCAACATCTTCCGAAGAGACGCCGTCAACGCGACGCGATCCGACTGCATCGGACAACAAAGAGAGGGACCTGGTCACCGAGTCCATGGTCGAGGTCGCAAGCTGGTCTTGCTTGCTTGCAAGATACTCATCGATTGCGGTGCCGATGGTTCGCACCGATCCAGTGATGCACGTGAGCTTGGCTTTGAGCTCGTGGTCAAGGCGATCCAGCCAAATAGCCGTTTGCCTGGGAATCGGCAGGTCGGCGGTTTGCGAGGCTAGGATTTCGTCGACGTGACGTTGGACCGCGACCGCTTCGGGTTGCGTGAGCTTGCCAAGCCAGATCGAGCGACGACCGGCGGAGGTGTAGACTCGCAGCCGGTAACCGATTCGCGTTTTGTCTTCGTAGGTCAGCGAACTCACGCTGGTTGCTCTTCGTACTCGGCAAGCAGATTGTCAATCGTGCGCGTCTTGAGCCCAAGCGACTCCAGGAAAACGCGAGCGCGACGAGTCGACCAAACACCTTCATCAATCTTGCTGAGTGTGTCGTCGATCGCTCGACTGTTGCGAGTCAGTTGCAAACGGGACATGTTCGCAAACTCCCCGGTCGGAGCTGGATCCGATTCGAGATCGGCATCATCCTCGGCAGCGGTCGCTTGCGAGTTCTGCCCGTTTGAAGCTTGGGCCGCTTGCGGAGCAGTTGCGACGCGAGGGTTTACCCAGCCCTCGTTTTCGAGTTGCTTCGCGTGTGCCTCTGGATCGATGTTTTGTTCGATCAAGTACTGCTCTCGTGACTTGAGCCCCGCATCAATCAACGCGATGTTGACATCGGCGATTTCTGCTGGATTGACGTCCCTTTGTGGTGGCCATCGCCATACCTTGGGCACGTCTTCCATCGTTTCGATCGCCGGTAGATAACCGTCGAGCATCAAGGCTTCGTCTAGCCACCACTCAAAGATTCGGTCGAGTGCTTCGACCTCCCATTGACTTCGCTCGATAGCGATAGACTCGTAGTAGGTCTGATGATCAAGCCGACCAGACGAATAGTTGTACTTCGACGAGTCCGCCAAGGCTTTGTTGCTTGGCATGTGCACCGACCGAGCAATCTCGCCGAGGATCGCGTCGCGAAATTCGCGGTAGGTCGTCGTCGGTTGCTTGGGGTCGAACTGGACCATTTCCCAGCCCTTGGGCAAGGATGTCATCATCCCACGATCGATCTGCACGAAATCAAAGGGGTCAATGTCATCGATTCCGTCCGAGGCCGAGTCAAATGCGTTCGACTGCGTCTTGAGGATCGCAGAGAAGTCGGCGGCATTTTCCGCAGCGGTAATAACTGCCAGGGTGTAACGTCGCAACATGGCGAACAATGGCAGGGCCGGTGTAAGCTCTGGGATGCCACGCATCTGACCAGGTCGCTCGGCACGGAATAGATGGATCAAGTCTTCGGGATTGACTTTGTCGTGATCGAAGGATCCCATCGGCCAACGGTCTCCCGGGTGACCCTTGAGGATGTGATACTCGATAGGATTACCGAAGTCGTCGAACTCGATGCCGTCAACCTTGTTGGGTTGCCCGTCAAAGTAGTGAGGGGTTGCGAGTTGGTCGCACTCGATGATCCGGATGTCAAGCTTGACTGCATTCTTGGATCTGCGATTGGTTCCTTTGAGGATGATGGTCTCGCCGTCAATCACTTTGGCGATTCGAGCGGTGCGAAGCTTCGACGCTAGGCGTACGTCCTTGCACCATTTTCTCCATTTGGATTCGATCATTCGCGAGGCGGACGAGTCTTCAAGCTGTACTTGCAAGCTTGGCCCGGTGGAAATCGTATCGTTCGACAACGTCAAAACGATGCCCTTCGCGAAGCTGTTGTTCTCCAGGCACTCATAACGGGATCGCTCGCGAAGAGTCTTTCGCACCGATACAGAGTTAGCGGCAGCAGCCGAAAGGTTGTCGGCGTATCGCCAATGCTTCGCGGTCTCGGCAGTGTTAGCAGCAGCATCGTAGGACGCGCTAAGCGAGTCCATGCGTTTGGCTCGCTCGGCAATTCGCCGCGCGGCCGCGAGAGCTTTGGTATCGATCGGACGTCCGTGTTGATCGAGCAGAAGCATGGCTAGGCTTTCGCAGGAGAGATGTAGCAAAAAAAGACCACGGCACCGCCCAGGATGAGAGTGGCCATCGAGTTGAGCAGCAAACCGGCCAGCAGGAGAATCCAGCCGGCAGCAATGCCTAGATGGCGAGCCGATGCCGTGGTCACGACGCGCAGAAGGGATGTCAACAGTGTGATAATCCAGCCTGACATTACTGCCCTCTTGCGGATCCAGGGATCATCTTGGTGAACAGCAAGCCGCGACGCGGTTTGCTTGCGTTCGAGTTATTTGCCAGCTCTTCGCGAGCCTTGCGTAGATCGTCCATCGAGCGGTTAGTAACCGTCACGCCATCGGCAGAAACCGATTGAGGCGCAGCAGCAGCATCCGCGATCTGTTGATCAGTGATTTCGGGAGTGGTCATGCTTTTCGTTTGGTTGCGGCGATGGCCTGGATAGTGGCGAGTCGATCGAGAGCTGCGGCGCGTCGCTTTTCAGCGTCGTCTTGCCGGATCAAATCCTCAATGATTTGGATCTCTTCGTTGAGGATCGTGTCACGCTCGGTGATTGCCGGCGATCCAGGCAGCGAAGCGAACAGCGAAGGAACAGCCACTGACGGAGAGACAGTCCGTCGAGGGTTCCACCAGATTGCGGCAAGCAGTAATGCGACGAGCACGATTAGGAGCAAAAATAGACTCATGAGCGGATAACCTTGATGGCGACGACAAACAACAGGACGACAAATGCCAGCCCACACAGACCGGCTAGCAATGCTTCCCCAGGATTCCATATCCAATACAGGAGCGATTCGACTGGGTTTTGATTGCGTGGTCGCAAGTTGGGAAACAGGGGTTGGCGATCAGGATTCAAGAAAGGCTCGCGAGTAGGCTTGCAATTGCCGTCCGGGCAATTTGGATCAAACTCCTGGACGCTTGGCTCAAGTATCTCCGGATCTGACCGAGCAGCTCTTTGCTGGATCTCCGTTGCCTCTTTGAGTGCCGAGTAGAGGGATCGCGCCGAAGTGGGCAATGACGAGGCTCCCGCGACGTAGACGTGTCCGCCACGGGGATCGGCAAAGACGATTGCCGGAAATTGATCCGCGGGAATGACCGCAGACCACCTTTCCTTGTACAGCGGATTGTCCTTGGTATACGCTTGGAAGTTTACGCCTTTGCGCAGCTCCGATAGCTGGGGATCGCGATTGACCCAATCAAGCAGTCGATTCGATGCGGCATCCGTACCGACAAACACGGCCAGCGAGTACTTGGGACTTACTGGAGTTGCGGTCAGATTGGGTTGTTGCGTCGTTGGCTGCGGTAGTGGTCTCGGAGGTTGGCTAGCGGCTTGCCTGATTACCGGTGGAGCATACGAGACGAACGGAAGCAGGTTGCCAGATCGCACCTGGTCGCATGGCAAGCAGTACGGTTCTTGTCGCTTGATTTCGCGTGAGGCGTTTTCGTTGATCGGCTGCGTATTGAGGGGAGCGTTCCGCAGCTCGTCGTAGCTCACTCCACCTGGGGTGTATGCTTGCTTCTTTGGCTGTTCGATTCCAAGGGATTGCTCAATTCGCGGAGCAATTCGCTCGCCCACGACCACACACAGAGCAGCAAAAATAACCAAAGCCACCAGGCCGAACGAAACCACGACCTTGACACGTTGTCCACCTTGCCCGGGGCATTTTTCGCAAGTTACCATTTCCATTGATCCTCCACCGCTTCATACGACTTGAACAAAGGAGGGCTCGGAGGGTCGTAAAGCGTGGTGAGCGCGAAACCTCCAAAGGCAGCCCATTGCTTATGAAATTCCGATCGCTCAACAAACTCGTAGCGTTCGGTCCGATTGTTGTCCAGGATGCAAGCGTAGACCTTGCCGTCAGTCCCCTTGGCCCATCCGACAAAGTTGCAGCAGTGACTAGGTTTCCACCACAGGAGAGCCCCTCGCCGAGCTGCGTGAGCATCGTCTAGGAGTTGCAAGTTTGCTCGCTCGGTGAATGCGTACGGCACTTGGGCCGCATCTAGTCGTCGTCGGAGTTGATCCGACCATTCGCCACCGGAGTACCGAGATCGCCACCACTTGGCGAGATCAAATTTGTTTTGCCAATGGAGCAGCGTCGACAAAGACGCATGCACACAACTTCCCTCGTTCTGCGCACTCAGCCAATTCTTTTGCCGGAGCTGAAACGGAGGGTTAACAACTGGGGTTTCCGGCTTCGGTGCCGGCAGTGCTCGATACGATGCAGCAGGAGCGCAGCCCGCGACGAGCAGCAGCAAAACGAGAGCTAGTTTTTCATAGTGTTTGACCATAGTGGCTGGGGTTCGCGTCGGGTGAAAAATCCAGATAACAGGACCACCGTACCACCGACCACCGAAAACCCGGCCAACGCGAGTTACAAAAAGAAAGTGTGTGTCAAATCCCTAC